CGTGAACGTGATCGCCCCTGCGGCCCCAGTGTTGGTAAACAGCACGCCGGAATCGACACCAAGAATAGTGTAGCTTGCGGTTTCTGGAATCGTGAGCCGCGTAAATGTCATCCCGCCCTGTTGAATGTTCGCCAGATACGTGCAACTGGTGATCCGAGAAACCAGTCCGTTCGACGCACCGGTATCCTCAAAATAAACAGCTGTGAAGCTGTCTGGACAAATCGACTGCGACCCACCGCCCGGCACCGGCGTTGCATCGTCAAGAATGGTGTAGAGACTGAAGGCCCCAAAGCGCTGAATCGCGTCGAGATGAAAATCAGTGCTCGCCGTGTTGCCAGAAATAAGGACCGGCGCCTCGACAAAACGGTTGTTGGATGACGGTACGCCCGCCTCAAGATTGCTGACTTGCACCGAAAACACGGAGTAGTTGTTGCCGATAACCACGCCGTTGGTTGTGTACTCACTGTGACCGTCGGTGATGCGCGTGTTGGTGCGATCAATCAACATCGCTTGCCGCGGCTTGTTGTTGCAGGCAGCGTACACTCCTCCCGATGAATTTGCGTTGATCGTCCAGCCGGTTAAGCCGCGATCTTCCAACGCTTGTGCCACTCCGCCGATGCCTGCGCTGCCGTTGATGTAGCCCACGGAGTGATAGTCGCAATTCGTTCCTGAAAGGTAGAGTTCCAGATTGAAGTACGGCCCGCTGTTCTGACTCTGCCCCCACAGCCCGACCGCATAGAAATTGAAGTTGTTGGCCAGGATGTGATCGATGTAGGTTTGTTCCTGCCCGTACTTGTTTTCGATCAGGTTCCAGCCGACGACGTTTTGCCCGTTGAATCCTAGATGCGAGAACCCCTGCCCGAACGAAGGGCACGCGCCGCCCGTGCATTGCGTGTACGTAGATGTGCCCGGCTGCAAGCCGAATTGCGATGTACCGAAAACAAGGTTCCCGCAACTCGAAGCGCACGCCGCCGTGAACATGGGAACGGTGAGGATGATCGACGTTGCCGTTGCGCACGAGGCTGCATTCGGCCCGTTGCCAGTTCCCGAGCCCGTGCACGTAGTGTTGACCTCGTACATGTTGCTTTCCGAGGACACGCTTGATCCAACAATGGCCACAGGTTCGCCCTGATAGGCGTTGACCGAACTGACAGCGCCAGACGTGACCAGTCCCGCGGCATTGACGGTCATCAGCACGCCGCCAGTCATCACCGGCGTAAAGGTCTCACCGGAACCGCTGGCGACCGTGATCGTTGGTAGCGAGGTGTAACCGACTCCGCCGCAATTGCCAGGTACGCAGCCCAGCGAAATAGCGACCACGTTGCCTGCCGACAAAACAGCGGTGCAAGTCGCTTGCACAGAGGCGCCGCCGCCTGACACTGTGCAGGTAGAGGTATATGCGCCGTTGCCTGCTCCCGTCACGTAAACACGACTTAATTGTGCTGTCGTGCCGGCCGCGACCGTCGTAGAAGAGATAGCAAGCTGGCGGATCGGAACCGAAGTCGTGCAGCCCGTAACCGGTGTGTTGGTTCCAGTGCAAGGCGAAAACGATGTGCCGAAGCTGTTCGTGTTTGTATTGTTGGTCTGCCCTCGACTCAGGCCAACAACTTCCCATGCACTCGGAACCGTGATTGCCGGCGTGCCGATCGCCGCCTGCCCCGTCAGGTCGGTATAACAGGCAACGGTGCTCCCACCGCAATTGTTCGCAGGGCCGTCCTGAAACACCGCCGCATTGCTAAATACGATCTGCCCGCCGCGCGGGTTGGCCCCCATCGCTGCCGACAAGGTTTGAGCCGTGGCTGCTGAGGCCACTTGCACACCCTGCAGATCTACGATGATGCGATTCCCGAAAGCGGTATTTGCAACTGCCAGGCGCGTCTTGTCCCAAAGATCAGTGCCTGCGCTGAAGGCGTTCACATGGATGACGCCGACCGTCGGCAGTAGCACGCCGCTTGGGCCAACGATGACGTCTTGCCCTTGGAGCAGATAGTTGATCAGCACGCTGCCACTGACGCCGCTAAACGTCGACGTCCCTGACACGGCAAGACTTGTCGCCGGCGTGACGTTGCCGATTGGCCCTGGCGAGGACAGGTTAGCCGTACCGCTCGCACATCCCGTGCCATCAGCCTTGACAAAAGTTCCTGCAGCGCATCCGGTCAGGGTGATAGAGCCAGCACCACCGCCCGTGAGGCTCAGTCCGCTACTTCCACTGTAGGTGAGCGTCGTGCCGGTATCGCTCAGCAGTGAATTTCCAAGCGTAGAAGGCAAGCCAGTTGCCGTGTATTTTGGAAAGAAATTTGAGGTACCCGCGGCCGTTGATGGCACGGAAGTAGGCAGATCGCCAAGCCCGATCGTCACGATCGCCGGCGGCCCACTCACGCCGGTGTTGTTTCCGAAAAATTGGTGCGCCGCTACGTTGCCTGTCCACGAAAAAGAACCGCCCGTAACCACGCCCGTATAGGTCGCGCTCGCACCCGTGACCGCACCCGCGGTACTGATCCCGCCCGAGCCAGGATTGAATCCACCCGTACCCGAGTAGCTCAAAACTGTCCCGTTGTCGGTAAGCGCCGAGTTGCCGATCGTCCCAGGCAGCCCCGTGTTTGTGAATTTCGAAATCGTGTTCGATGTATTCGTGCCGACCAATGCCATGTTCGTAGGCAGCGCAGTTGCTGGAATCGGGCACATCGACGGGGTTGCAGGCGAGCCCGTACAGTTACCGAAAAATTGCAACGCCGGCGCGTTCGCATTCCACTGAAAAATATTCCCCGCAACTGTCCCGGTAAAGTTACCCGTGCCACCGGTGACCGTTCCTGTCGTCTGAATCCCGCCAGATCCGGCGTTGATTCCACCGGCACCGGTGTAGGCGAGGACCGTGCCGTTATCGGTAAGCCGTGGATTGCTCGAAACCGTCGTGCCCCCAGCCGAGTAAAAGGCGAGCTGCGTCGCCGTGCCACTCGACACCGTGCCCGTACCGCCACCACCGACGACGGCCGTGAGCGCCGGCGCCGCCGCGGTGAGCGTCGCTGTGATCGATTGCGAGGCGCCGGAAATCGTCACTCCCGTAACCGTGAAGCTGATCGGCCCTTTGCCGAAGACCGGAGGGACGCACCCCGTCGCGCACGACACCGTGAAGCTCCACGTCGAACCGCCAGGCGTGAGCAGCGTGTTATCGGCCAGTTGCATGACGAAGCTGCCGGCCGAATTGAGGCCCACAGGTTGCGTCGGGGCAGAGTACGGCAGGTTACTCGCTGTGAATTTCGGCGACGCGGAAGAGACCAGTGTCGCGGTGATGGTGCCGTTGGCATAGGGCAGACTATTCGGATCGGTGACCGTACCCGAGACCGTCGTAAACTGTGCCGCGGCCGAGCCCAGCAAAAGCACAACACAAAAGAAAATTCGAAGTCTCATCGTCCTGTCTCCACGTAAGCCGCCCCCCCTCCGCAATAGAGTTCGCAGTGCGTCGCCCCGCCCGCGGTGCAGGTTCCGCCCACGCTGCATCCCGCGTTGCAGTTCGTCGCGACCGCGTGCCCGCCTTCCGTCCCCGCCGTGCATGAAGGCAGACTGGCAAGCGCAGCCACGGGAGGCACGGCGAGCCCGCCGAACTTACTCGGTGCCAGCCCAAACGTTTGAATCGCAACCGGATTCGAGTTCGTGCCGGCGCCGGTAACAGCCTGATCCTCAATCTTGAGCCCGGTGTGATTTGTGAGCACGCCCGCGCCTGAGAGCGACGGCGAGAGAACGTGCAAGCTGGAATCGTTGGTGATCGTTGCGCCCTGCGTCGCCGTCTGCGCTGCGATCCCGTCGTTGGTCGCCGTCGTCCCCGAGTTGCCGCCGTTGGCGAAACCGAAGATCCCCTGATTCGTCGTGGCCCCGCCGCCGACTGAAACCTCTGCCCGGCCATAGATGCCAAGATTGCTCGTGGCTACACTGCCGCCACTTGCCGCAGTTCCCGACACGGAATAGAGGCCCATCATCAGGGCAGCCGAGTTGGCAAGAGAGTCGTTGCTGAAAAATCCGGCTGCCGTTCCGGTGAGCCCGCCCGGGTTGTTGCTCGCCGAATATTTGAAGGCGCCCGCAAAGCATCCTTGCCCGCCGCCAGTCTGGACGGAGATGAACGGTAACGTCGTAGTGGTGACGTTGCACGTCGACGTCGGATTGTTCGTCGTAATGAGCGGCTCATTGGTCACGCCCCCGACGGTTAGAATCTGCACCGTAGACGAGGAGCCGACCCCATTTTGCGTGACGTTGGAATTGCCGAGCGTCGTCCCCGCCGTCCAGATCGGAATGGAATTCGCCGTGCCCGAACCGCCGACGGAGCCACCACCACCAAAGGCCAGCGTGAGTGCCGGCGCCACCGCGTGCAGTGCCGCGCCGATATCCTGCGTTGCACCCGAGATCGTGATCGGCGCAGCCAGCGTGAAGCACTGCGGTCCCGTGCCGAAGGAGAATGGCACCGTGCCCACCGCCGAGCACACCGTGAAATTCCACTTCGTGCCCGCCGGCGTGAGCAGTGTGTTGTCGGCGATGCGCACCAGAAAGTGTCCCGTGCTGTCGAGGCCCGAGGCCTGCGCCGGCGGAAAGTAGAGTGCCCCCGTCGCCGTGATCGTCGGCGTCGCGCTCGTGATCAGCAAAGGCGCGATGGTGGCGTAGGCGTAGGGCACGCCGTTCGGATCCGTGACCGTTCCCGTGACCACGGTGAATTGCGCTAGTGCGGATGAAGCAAGAAAGACCAGCGCGCCGAGGACAGCGGCAGCTCGACCAAGACGATTGCGCCGAAAATGGAAACCAGAAGCCAGCATGCCCGTTTCACCATCCCATGACTCGGCCGATCAGCCAGAAAATCACCGCCCCGCCCACCACCAGGCTTAGAATCTGCCCGGTGTCCGGTGCACCGCTGTCGCTCGCCGTTGTGTCCGAAGATGTACTCAGCACTTGGTTCACCGCTTCCAGTTGCACGCGGTAGGCGCCGCTGAGAAATGTGGTCCACGGCCGGAATGAGTTCCCCGCGGCCGCGTAGATCGCATAAGCGGCAGCCGCGTTGATCTGCGGATCAAAGAGATTCTGCCCCGCAAATTCCGGGTGTGCTTGGAGGTAAATCTGCCAGAGCCCGAAAGAGCCCTGCCCCTGCGCCGCGCCGGCCGCGCGCTCCGGGTTGTAGGCTTGCGGATTGCCGCCGTTCGACTCAGCGAGCGCCACCGCGACCGCAGTCGCGAGATCCGCGCCGGAAAAACCAGCGTTAGACGCAAGCGCCAGAATCTGTGGAATCTGCAGCGTGCTCATGCGACGTCGTCCTCCTCGTCGTAGTCTTCCGGAGTCGGCAGCTCGTCGATCTCCTCTAGATCCTCGATCGTGCGCCCGGCTTTCTCGGCTGCGCGGAAGTACTCGCACGATGTCAGGTGCTCTCGCTTGTAGGTTTCGACCTCGCGCTTGCTTAGGCCGAAGAACTGGTGCACGACTTTGATCGTCTCATCGCCGCCGTCGATGATCGCCACCTCAAGCATGTAGGCCATGGTTGAACCTTTCCACCATCCCGAGCGCCGCCGCTCGTCCCCGGCGGCCCCAGTCCTGCGCGTCCGCTTCGCAGATCCAGGCGTCGCACACGGGACAGTAAAAGCAGAGCTTCAGTGACCGATTACCATCGAGCAACCGGCAGACGTCGCACTCGTGCGCATACCATTCCGCCATTACTTGACGAGCTCCAGATCACACGGCAGGCACGGCATCACTTCGCCCATCCACGAATCTGGCCGGATAAAAATTGAATCGGTCTCCGCGCCGGAAATTTGCGTCTCGACCGTGTCGATCGTCGCCAGCGTGCCGATCGGAACCTCCGGATAGGCCGCGAACTTCACCACCGTGCGCACGCGCTGTCCGACTTGAGCCTCGCCCGCTTTCACGGCTGCCCCGGATCCACCGGTTTCGCTTTCGGCTTACACTTCTGTCCGACGGTCACGACACGGCAGATCACGTGATTCGCTTTCTGCACCGGCTTGAGGTGCACGACCTTGTCGCCGACAAAGAGGACCGCACCGATCAGCCCCGCAATCAAAAGAACGCCCCCTGAAGGCATTACAACCTCCAGTCGGTTTTAAGTTGCATCTTGCGCGACTGCACCGCCGGCAGCGCGTTGTAATCCTTTTTCCACTGCTTGAACCAGGTCGCGTCGTAAGTGCCGCTCTTCGTGTTTGGTTTCGGAAGAAACGTCGCCAGCCTCGCCGCCCGCGCTGCAGTTGCCGTCCCGCTCACCGCTCCGATCGCCATGACCTTCGGCGCCGGATTCGCAGGCAGCAGTGATTCGATCACGGCGAGCAGTGTCTCCGTCGCCGTCGCCATGGCGAGCACTTCTTGCTGATGTGGCCCGTTGACCACGCGCGCCAGGGCAAACACGTCGGCCGAATTCGCGATCAGCACATCGAGCGCCGCGTTGAGATCGCTCCATAGTCCAGGCGTCGCCGTGCCCTTCTTTTGCGCGTCGAGATATGCCTGCCACAGCACGAAGGTGTGCTTCTCTGCGGCCGTGAGTACCGCTCCGCCCGTGATGCACAACGGACTTGCGGTGAACTCGCACGCCACGACGAGTAAATTGGTTGCGACCGGCGCGAACTTTTCGAGCTCTGTGAGAGCCGTCTGCGAGTTGCAGCCAGTGGTCGGCATCGTGCCCGCGGCGATCACGCAAGCAAGTAAGAGTGATTGCAGTTTTCGAATCATGATCGAGTCTCCGATGGTGGCGGTGGTGGATCTGGTTTGATGATCTGCGCATTCGCCGGCGGAGCCAGGTCCGACATTTCGACGCGCAGACCGGGAAAGAGCCCCAAAAACTGATAGAGCAACGCGTTCGCCGCGTAGCCCGCGACGCCTGCGATCGCCGGCGCTCCGACTGCAAAGCCGTCACTCTGAATCTTCGTAGTAAAACTGTGCACGATGAAGCCGTAAGCCAGTGCGGAGAAAAAAGCCCGCGTTGCCAAATTGACCGCATGCGCCCGCAACCAGAGCAGGTGCCCCGACCAGCCAGGCGAAAGGCTGTTCGACTTCGAGGTGACCGAGTTCTGCGCCTGCGCTGCCACGTAGAGCAGCCAACCGATTGCGTACAGAGTTTCATTCATCGCTGCACCACCACCGGATCCCGCTTGTCGTCTTCCGTGATTCGCACTTTGTAACCTTCGCTCTCGGCCCAGAGCTTCAATTTCGAAAACGCCTCACCGTCGGTGACCGAAGCCGTGATCACATTCGTCGTTCCGCGCCAGATAGACACGATCAGGTTCACTGTGCCGACACCGTGTAATCCATCGCGTTCGCAGCCTTCACACAAATGCCATTCAGAAAATTCGTGTCATAGGTGAAGGTGAGCGCTGCCGTCGTTGTCGTGATCACCGCGACCGTGTTCGTCGCCGGCGTACCTGTGCAGGCTGCCGTCGCCAAGTCGAAAATGCTGATCGTGCTCGCCACGCCCGTGTTCACCGTGAGCGTGTGAAGAAATGCCGGCGCCGTGCCCTTAACCACTGTCGCTGTTGTGCCCGCGACGTGCGTGTACTGGAAAGCTGCAGGCCCCACTCCCGGCTCCGCAAAACTGTAATCGAGTGTGTAGGTTGAACCGCTGGCACCGCCGCTCGTGTAGGAAACCGTGAACCACGGACACGCAAACGGAGGAATTTGGAAAATCTGAAAGAATCCCGACGTCGTCTGCAGCGACGCGGGACCAAACACCACCGGTCCAGAGCCGAGAATGTTTGTGTTGCAGTTAATCTGCAGCGTGGAGTTCGCCGGCCCAACGCCGCCGTAGACAAAGGCCAGTGTGCCCGCGGAACTGCCGAAGGGAGAGCGGAGCGCAGGCGTCACAAACGTCGTGCCAGCGCCAGCACCCGATGCGATGTGCTTCGTGATTTGCCCGTGCTGCGCAGCACCCACCGGTTGCCCCGGAGTGAGCGAAATCCCGGAGTAGCGCAAAGAGATCGTCGCCGCGCCCGGTACGCAGGAAAGCACCTTCACGCCCACCGCAGGGTAGTACCCAGAGCCGGCGACGCTGGTGATGTCACTGCCATTAACGGGTCCTGTACCCACATCCGAGATGTCGAAAAACAAACTGCCGTCATAGGAACCCTGCATCACGTAGGCGAAAGAGGAAGGAGGCGAGACGCCAGGAATCGCCGTCAGAAAATGCGCCCCTTGGCCGATATTTGAAACCGAAACAGTGCCCGCAGCGAGTGCCGCGGTGCAGGTCAGGTTGTTAATCGGCGTGCTCGTCGTGCTCTGCTGCGAGGTATACCCAATGAACTGCGCTTGCACACAGCCAACCAGCAGCGCGACCATCAACGCGAGCCGTTTCACACCCATACGCTGTCACTCTCCATTTCCTTCGGATACAGATAACCGACGAGGCGTCCGCCGGAGAGTTGCCCAGCCACAACGACACTCACGTTCTTAACCACCAAAGTCAAAATCTGGTTTTCGTAGATGCGAAAGCCAGGAATCTCAGTGGGGCTCGCTGGGGATCCGAGCGATCCCAGAATCAAGTCGTAAGACATGGCGCCTGGAGGTGGTGCACCATCGACGAGAATCTGCCACGTCACAGCCCCTGCGCCTTCAGTCCATCCACCGCCGACGAAGTTGTTGGCAATCTTCTTGATGACGCCGTTTCGTCCGGGGGGAACCTGAAAGGAGATGACGTTCGTCTGCGCGCCGATCGCGGGTAGCGCGACATAGGCGTATTGATCGACGTTCTCCCACTGGTCCGGAGGGTCGATCCAAAGTGGTCGCCGAGTCGGTTGCACTGTGAGGGCTGTGACGAGATCAGTGCTCATGGCGTTATGTCACTCCCAGTGAACGGAGCCGCCACGCCGTAGAGAACAAGTTGCACCGTGTTCGGATTGGGCTCAAGGTTCTGAAGAATCACCAGCACCTGGGACTGCGGCAGATCGAAGCGATAGGGCTCTCGCAAAAAGAAACCAAAGGCAGAAGTTCCCCCTAAATTGCCAAACTTCAATCCACGATCACTTCCAAACCGCCGTGTCTGCTGTTCGGGAGAGCCCGGCTCCCTCCAGGCGTGCGCCAAGTGCACCCGGAATCCGCCGACTGTATTCACCGTTGCGCTCGCCAGCAGCGCCAGTAGGTGAAAATCGCGCATCACGTCGATCTTCACCTGAATCTGCTGCTGCGCGCCCAGCACTGCGTTCACTACCTCCCAGCGTGGCTGGTAGCCTTCCAGGCCAGGCGGTGGATTGGTACTGAAGCGGTACACGCGATCCTGGAACCCGAGCAACGGCAAGAGCAATGCGTAGGGGTTGACGAACTCCCTGCGCAACGAGTTGGAATTCGATTGCGGCAACCCTTTTGTTCTCCTTCCCGCTTTCCCTTAACGCCGTGAAGAAGCTGTCGATGTTGGAGCCGTTCCGGCTGCTGGTGTGGCACCGCCTTTTGTCCACAGTTTGAAACCAGAGAAGGAAATCTCCACCGTGTTGTTTGCGCCCGATGTATCCGTAAAGAGCAGCGTGTAGGTTCGCGTCGCTGGCATCACAAAAGGAACCGCAATCGGAAATTGCGCGGCTGCCGTAGCCAGTCCAGCCCAGAGATCGACGTTGATCCCATTGAACGCGCCCGCGCCTGAGATAGTGCTCGCCGTAGTCCCGATGAACTGGCGACCCGTCGCTGCTTCGCTCATTAAGATCTTGAGTAGGCCCGAGGTTCGCTGGGCTGCCGTCCACCACCACTCGAAGTCACAGTCAGCCTGAATCTGCAATTGGTAGGGCTGCTGAATCGCATTCCCCACGATCACCGCGTCGGCGACGTAGCTGTACCACTGCCGATCAAAATTGTCGTCAATTTGCGACGGGTCCATGTTGGACTCCTTCTAAAAAGCTTGCGCGTACTGGTGCCATGCGCGCCCCGGCATCACATCCGTGATCGGGTTAAAGCACCGCTCTCATCAGCACACCCTCCAAGTAGGTGTGCACATTCAACCCCGTGCCCACAAACTGCGTGGTCGGAGCCGCTGCCAGCGTGGTAAACGCTGCCGCGCCGGTGATGGTTGGATCGAGCGTGACAAAGAAGTTTTGTTGCTGCTCGATCAACTGTCCCAGGATCGGATCCATTGCTGGAAGCCCGGGGACCTGTGGCATGTCATCCACGATGGTGTTGACGTTCAGTGCGTGCGGATAACCGTTCGCCCCGAGGTTCGCCGTCGTGCCGCCCGCCGCCAGCGTCTGCGTGGACATATAGAAGCCAAACGCGCCAGCACCTGCCGGACACTTCGACACCAGACCGGTGTAATAATCCTTTCCGGAAATCTGGAGTTGTGCGAGCGTCAGGCCGACGAACGATGCCAGATCTTGCGGTGATACGTCGGACCGCACGATCACACTGATTGCCTTCACCAGCATCTTTTTCGGCGCATCGAGCATGCCAGGCTGCACCAGGTTGGTGTGATACAGCGTTTTCACAAACGCCGCACCGCCCGCTGGTGTATAACTGGCTCCGATGGGCTGAGCGAACAGGCTCTGCTTCGTCACGGCGGTGGCCACGGCAACCCCGTAAAAATCGAAAATCGGCTGGACCAAGTATTCCAATTGGCCCGCGATAATCGGATTCTTCCGGAGCTGGTGCAACCGTGGCTGCCCCACTTCCCGCTCTTCGATTTCGCGGCAGTGGGCAAAGCGCGACGTGTAGCGTGTTTCAAATTTGTTGACCATTTTTCTTTCGCCTCCCTTCAGGTCAGAATCCTTCTCGCTGTCGAGTCAACGACAGGCAAAATTAGTACCGGGTGAAAAAGCGTGAGCGGAATTTGCCTCCGCCGCTGGCGTAACCCAAACCGGCAACGCCCTTACCGGGAGCCGGAGCGGGCAGCATGATCGTTGGTGCTTGCGCGCGCCCATAGGGGTCCGAGGCTGTCGGCGCCGAGAAATAAGTCGGCACGTACATACTCAGTCCAGGCACGGCAACGCCGGTCTGCTTGATCGCCTTAATGATCGCGGCCACGATTGCGCCCTTGAGAAGTTCTTCAGAGGCGCTAGCCCCGGCGATGCTTTTACCAGCGAAGGAGATTGCGACTCCCGCGCCAGCGGTAGCCAGGACGTCGAGCCAGCCTGACTGAGCGAGAAAACTCGCCCCCCAGTTGGCACCCGCAAATCCAGCCACATTGAGTGCGGCATCTTTCACCAGCGTGCCACTGACCCCGAAGGGATTGTGGCGACTCCGATGATGATGATGATGGTGCTTCGCCATTGTGCTTGTACCTCCTCTCTCATCCTCGTCCGCGAAGTAGCTGCGCGGTGTGTAGGACGGATTGAACACCCGAATTCTTGCCAAGCTTCACCTCGGCCTTAACTCTTTGGCGGCTCTGCGGGCGCGGGCTTGCCTTCGTCCCACTCCGCTTTCACGCCGGCAGTCGCGGGAATTTCTGATCCCGCAAAGGAAACATCGTCACAGTGCGCTTCTTCGAGGCGGGAGATGCTGCCCTTCGCCGCGTCGGTCTTGATTCGCACCATGGAGCCGTTCTTCTGTACGGCTACGACGGTTCCGATTAGCGCATGCTGTTTGTCGTGGGGGCGATAGAAACGAACCTGCTGCCCCGGTCTCAGTTGTGAAATTTGCGTCATGTGGTTTTCTCCTGCGTGCTGTCAGAATTTTCCGGCGGCAATATCTCCCCCGCCAGGGATGGTTCGGTTGTGCCCTCGTCCCACTCAGGTGCTGCTGGAGCGGAAGCTGCAGTCGGCGATCCTGCTGCGACTTGTGCCGCTACGGCCGCTTTGACCTGATCGGCGATCGATTGCTGGATCTCTTCACTCAGCTTGGGTTTTGGCTGTTCGAGCACATCGATATCATCGGAGTGTGCGTAGGACTTGGTGCCGTCGCTCGCCTGGATCACGGCGAGAAACACGTAGTCGACGATCTCGCCGGTCATCTTCTTCGACTTGTCGTAGATGGGCGAGAAAGCGACTTTCTGGCCCGGCTTCAGTTCGGAAAGTTTCGCCATAGTCTTAGCCTCCGAGTTGGAATCTCCCACCAACGAAGTACCCCTCTAAGTGCACGGGATTGGAGTCGTCAATCAACAAACTCAAGTGCGTGCCGTCAGTCGGATCCACACCGCCGCGGATGCGGGCGAATCCGCCCTGCTGGCCACCGAGCATCACGCATAACTCGACGACGGGATGAATCACTCCGTACGTATGGCCGTCGCGCCCCTTGATCATGTCGCGCACTCGGTCGCCCACCACCGGGCAGCCAGTGAGGAGTTGCGGAATGCGCTTGACCTTGTCGGTTGCTTTCTTCGGCACCCATCGCGGATCAGGAATCGCCGGAAGCGGAGTCAGGCCAGTCGGGAGCAACAAATCTTTTTGGTCCCGCGATATCGCGAGCAGTGGCGCATTCTTATGTGTGAGCCAATCGAGAGTAATCGAGGACCAGAGCAGCGCTTGTTTCTCGGAAAACGGCGCCATCGCCGCATGCTCTGGATGGCGGGCGAACTCTCGCTGCTGCTCTGCGCTGTGGTAGCGCGGTCGGGATTGGGAGAAGCCAACGGTGGAACGCTGTGCCTCAAAGACCACGCTCGTTAGGCGGCCGATGGTGATGTAAGACCGGTCACGCGCCGTGTCCTGTTGAATGCGCAGCCGGTCGGCCAAAGTGAACGTCGTCGAGTTGAGAACCGATGGAGCTGCAACCATGTTCTTTTTCGCCCTCTCTTGGAGCGTCTCTTCTGTGTCCGGTAGCTCACATGGTCCCTACGTGCGCTCATCGCGCCGCCAACTGCTACGGGTCCAAGCAAGTGCCGGACGAAAAAATCTAGTTCACAATTCCTTCTGCTCGCACGACGTACTCGCCGCCTTCGAGCAGTAACCGTTTGTGCGTCGCATCGAAGAGCACGCGTGGATGGACGCCCGTCTCTTCCCCGAACGGATGCTTCCACCATCTGCGCTGGTTCTCAGGGAGCCAATACTCATGCTCCTTCAGTTGCTCATAGTCGATCCGGCGGGCTTCTCCAAGTTCGAAGAGGCCCGCTCCGCGATCGAGGGCGCCAAAAACGTGCAGCCCACTCGAAATGTCCTGATCGCCGCCCACGAAATAAATCTGTCTCGCTGTCTCGTCTGCAACTGCCATGCTTCCTTCCAGGTCGACTTGCTGGACCTGTCCGCCAGCGCGCGGTTTCACGTAGAGCACAATCTTTTTGCCGATCATCGCGTAATCGCCGCGGGGCATGTGCGGCTCGTTCGCGACGACTACTTTATCCACTGCGCCACCCTTGAATTTCTCTCGCAGTGCCTCTGCGCTAGGATTGTCGCGCGGTTTCCATTCATGCGGAAGTCGCGATTGTGTGCGCATGGTTGCCCCCCGGGGAAGATGTGGTCCTTTGTGTCCAGGTTTACGGGTGCAGGGGTAGCCTCCGATCATCGCCTCGCACATCGGATTGCTCCGTAACGCCTCATTGAACATCGAGGAAAAATCAGAACCAGACGCGGTGCGTGCCATCCGCCTCGCCTGCGCTAGCTTGTAACCCTGGTTCACAAGGGCGGAGGCTACGTCCGCGCGGAGTGCGCCAAGCGACTCCCGGCTTCCCCCGGAACGAGAACGAATTCCACGCGGCTTGCGGTAGACCGTCAAGCGCTCGGA